GCGCTGGCCCTCGAGTTTGAAAAAATGCGGTTGAACTTTGAACTCGAAATGACGCGGCTCGATTTGCAAACGGATTTAGATTTTTACCGCGCTGAGGTTGACGATAGGAAAAGCGCCCGCGAAAGGGAGGCGGCTTTTCTGAATGCCACGGGTAAAAGAGATTGGCTTTTTGCCGCTGTGGTTATTATAGGGCTGAGCCTTTTAGTTGGCGTGGTTTTGTCGTTAATCTTTATCGTAATTCCAATAGAAAACCAACGTTTGGCCGATATGACTTTCGGCTCAGTCCTTTCGATTGGAACCTCCATTTTTGCTTATTACGTAGGGAGCTCTCGGGGCTCTCGAATGAAGGACGAAACTTTACGAAAATGGCAAGCCGAAAAATAACTGATTTAGATTATAGACTTCAACGAGCTTACACGCTGGCGGCTCACGAATTTCGCGCAATGTACCCAGCAGACCCCCAACCCTTTTTAACGTGTACGTTTCGCAGTAATGAAGAGCAACGGATTTTATACGCCAAAGGGCGAACGACGGGAGGTAAAATCGTTACATACATCAAAGAGGGGGGAAAACATAACGTAAAACCCGCTCAGGCTTTCGATATTGCTTTTAAAGATTCGGAAGGTAAGTTGGATTGGCGCCCCGAGTTATTTGCTAAATTTGCCGCCATTATTAAAGCCAATTTTAACGGGCTAATAAAGTGGGGAGGCGATTGGAAAAGATTTCGCGACCTCCCTCACTTTGAGATTTAGCGCCGAGGCTTGTAACAAAATTGCCCCGTTAATTCATACAGCCGTTCGTTGACGGCTTTTAAACGGGTGTAAGCTCTCGAGAATTCAGGCGTTTTATAATCGAACTCCATCGCTAAAAGCTGATGCCGCTCGGCTCTGAGCTTTTGAATTTCGACCATTAGTGTAAAAGTTTCAGCTAAGATTTGGCCTTTCATAGTTCGCGATTTAGTAGGTTTTGCGCCAGGTGGCGGGCCTGTTTAATTCCATTTAGGTAATTACGTAGGCCGTCACTCATATTAACGTTTTTCTCGGGGTATTGCCCCACAATCGCGTCAAGTTGTTCAATTAACTCAGAAAGGGAGGTCGCCGCCTGTGCTCTCATTACTTTCTTTTTTCGGGGTTAAATCAATCGCCTCAATTTTCAGGCTCAGGAACTTTTTTCCCGTTTTGGAATCTTTGACCCAGCCCGCGAGTTTGTACGTTTCGCCTTTGATTTTTACGGAACCTCGATAGTCGGGTTGGCTTCCTGTTTTCTTTTCATCTTTGAAGAGAGAGCCTTGGCCCTCTTTTTGTTCGTAATTACTCATTTATTTAAATTTTAAGGGTTAACTAATCATTTTCCAGCGCTCCTCGCCTGTTAGCTTATAAAGCTCGGCCATTATTGACCATTGGCGGGCGTTTTCCTTTAAATCGGGGCGTAAAGTACGCCGCGCCATAAGGGTAAAAAGTTCGTTTTTTAGCTCTTTTATTCGTTCCTCGTTTTCCATTCCTTAACTAGTTTTTTATAATGCTCAATTTTTTCTTTTACCTCCTCAAGGCTGAGGCGTAACGGCTCGTTTCTGATAGTCATTAATTTCGAGGCCCGTTCGAATCCGATTCTTTCGGTTAATCTTGGGGCGTATTCTAACAAATTCCCGTGTCGATGCTGGTTACATTCCACACATTGCGCGTGTACATTGTCCTCGTTAAATCTTAAATTCGGGTAACTGCCAACGCTGTAAAAATGGCCCGCGTCATATTTAGCGGGGAGCGGTTTTCCGCAACTTATACAAGGCTCTTTGGAATCTCTCAGGCGAATAAATTCGTTAAACACTTTTTGAAGCTCGCGGCGGTACTGCGAAACGCTCTTTATATTTTCCCTCATTCGCTTAATTTCCCGTTTGGCTTTTTTTCGCTCAGTAAGGCGCCCCCATTCGATTAAACATTGGGGTTTTGTGCAAGTTGCTTGCAAGCTCGAATAAGTTGGCGTAAAAGGCCCTTTGCAGATTTTACAACGTTTCATTCGAACAAATTTAATTGATTGGGGGCGGTTGGTTCAGGTTCGGGCGCTGGGTTCCATTGGTAATTTTGAATCCTTGCGCGGCTTATTTTACAATATTCGGGGTCGAATTCGCACCCCACGTAATTAAAGCCCTCAAGTTTACACGCGACGCCCGTCGTTCCTGAGCCGTTGAACGGGTCGAGGACGGTCCCGCCTTTGGGCGTTACTAACTTAACGAGGTACCGCATTAAATCGACGGGCTTTACCGTGGGGTGAAAGTTCCCGCGGGCCTCTGATTCTCGCCCTCCGTCCCTCAAGGCGCCAACGCCCGCCGTTTTCGGCTCGAATCCTTTTAAGCCGTTATCCCTTTCGCTTTTCGATGCTTTCGGGCAATAGAAAAAACGCGCGGCGCTTTCCTCGTTTTCGTTGGGAAACAATTTAACAACCTCTTCGCTCCCGTCGTGAATTAAGTTAGCGGGCCAGCGGCCTATTTTTTGGCCCTCAGTTTGCCAACCTTGAGTTGGTTTTATTTGGCTGAATGTTTTACTTTTTACGGTGCTTGAATGGGTTGTTAATTCATCATTAGTATTAATCCTCGCCCCGTCGATATTCAGCCCGCTAGTTCCGTATTTTAAAACGTTGGCCGCGACGGTTTGCTCGATTGGTTTACGGGCGACCGTTATAGGTTCCAAAGCGGGTTTTAAAGCCGTTCCCCAGCCCTCCCATTCCTTGGCGGCTGGGGTTGCGGGGGCGGTAATGGCTCCCGTTCCCGTATGCGGATTTCCAGCCATGGTTAAAACAGGCGCTGAATTTCGATGATTTTTATTGTGGCCCACAACCTCCCGCTCAGCCCCCGCCGCTTTGTCTATTGCCTTAGAAATATCCAAACTTTTCGGGAAGCCTGAGCCATAAACCCATGCTATTAAATCACGAATCTCAAAGCCCGCGTCTTCGATATTTACCGCCATTCGATGCTGAGTGCGAGTCCCCGCAAATGCGAGCAAATGTCCGCCAGGTTTAAGAACCCTAAAAACCTCGGCCCAAAGTTCAACGCGCGGGACATCGTAATCCCATTTTTTCCCCATGAATGAAAGCCCATAAGGCGGGTCGGTAACGACGGCGTCGAAATAATTATCGGGGTACGTTTTCAGCGTGGCGAGGTTATCGCCCTCAATTACTTTTTGGCTCATTTAATTGCGCTTAAAACGGTTCTTGGAATCCTTTTAACTTCAGGCCCCCACGCTCGCCAGCTTGGGCCAATTTGCCCCACGTATTTAGCGCGGCCGCTTTTCACGTGGAAAAGTTGGTTTTCTTTTAGGATGTCAAAAGAACCGTCGGAGTTTTTATAAGCTCTCATAATTCAAAAATATCGTTATTCAGGTTTGTTAAACTAGTGTAATGCATCGTTTCGGGGGTGAAATTAACGCCTAGCATTCCCGTCCGCCCGTTTCGATGTTTGGCGATTATAAACTCGGCCGTGTTAATTGGGGAATGAGCGTCATAATACCCAGCGCGGTAAAGGAAGGCCACAACGTCGGCGTCTTGCTCAAGGCTTCCCGAATCGCGCAAATCTGAAAGGAGGGGGCGTTTATCTTGGCGGGCCTCAACGGCTCGGCTGAGTTGGCTTAATGCGATTACAGGGAGCCCGTTTTCCTTTGCGATCAACTTTAAGCCTCTCGAAATTGTGCTTATTTCCTGTTCACGGCTTCCAAAATTCTTTTTATTTCCCGCGCTTAAGAGTTGAACGTAGTCAATAAACGCCGCTTTTACATTGGAACGCTCGGCCAAAGTTCGGACGCGGGTTTTTAAATCATGAATCGAAAGGCCTGGGCGGTCGTCGATGTAAATCGGAAGGGCGTTTAACCTATCGACGGTTTGATAGTAGGTTATTTTTTCCTCTTTTGAGAGGGTATATTTCGCCAGCTTCTCGGCGTTCATTCCTGAAAGTATGGAGGCCAATCTAAAAACAAGTTGGGCGCGGCTCATTTCGAGGCTGAAAAATGCCACGGGGTAACCGCTTTGAGCCATATTAAGGGCCACACTTAACGCGAGCGCGGTTTTACCCATTCCTGGACGGGCCGCGATATAAATTAAATCCCCTTTTTGATGCCCGCCGAGTATTTGATCGACGTTTGTTATTCCCGTGGGTATTCCTGAGAGCCCGTGTCGCTCGCGCTCCTCAATGCTTTGCGAGGTTTCGGGGGTTATTTGGCTTATATGAGAAGTTTCGCCCTTGAGGTTTGATTTTATGAGGTCGGTTAATTGTACCGAATAGGAGTTATATAAATCGAACGGGTCGTTTTCGGGCGATAGTGCCTCCTCAGCTAACCGCGCCGCTATTTTAGCCAGCTCCCTTTTTAAATACATTTCAACTAATTGAAGGGCCCACGTTTCGAGGTTGGCCGTTGAGCTTACTCGAGTGGTCAATTCTGATAGGTAAAGGGGCCCGCCCGCCGCGCTCAATGTTTTAGATTTTCGAAGCGTTTGAGTTACGGTTAAAATATCAATTGGAAGGTTTTCAGTTTTCAGTTTTTGAATTGCATCAAATACAAGCCCATTACGCGGGTCAAAAAACTTTTCTGAGGTTAGGACACCTTCAACACGTTTGAGTGCGTTAAAATCGAGGAGAATAGCTCCTAAGGCTATTTTCTCGAGTTCTGTATCGTTGGGCGGTAATAACATTTGTGTTTTTGGGGTTAGCCGTGGGGGTTGTATTTGTAGAGGATATCGGAGCCAGGAACGAGTTCACGGTCAAGTGAGCGGTATTGTTCATCGGTTTGAGGTTTGGCGTTTGGTTTTGGCTCGAGCCAACGGCCGCCCCTCATTTTCTGACGCCAATTTTTAACGGGTTGGCCTTTGCTATCGTTCCAATTTCCATCGGTGTAATACTGCCAAGCCTTAGCGCCAGCCTCAGCGGTTGAACCGTTTTCGATAAACCATTGTTTCACCTCCTCAAGGGTTGGCGGTTGAAACTTTTTTTGTATAGTTTTTTTCTTTATATCACTCTCTCTATCACTATCACTATCACTATCACTATCTCTATCGGCTTTTTTTGGTTTTAAAATAACCACCTCGGTTTTCTCGGTTTCTAAAAAACCCACTGGGTTATTTGGGTTCTTTGGTGGGCGGCCACCTTTTAACCCGTTGGCCTTGTTTCGGTTACACGTTTTCTCGTATCGCTCAGAATCGCGCTCCCATTGAATTAAGAACGGTTTTAACGCTACTCGAGTAATTGAGTCAAGTTCGAAATGTTCGCCGTTGTGATGGGCTTTAATGGCTAAAAAAAGGTTGGCAATTTCCGACGGTTTAAGTTCGTCAAGGATGTCGAGCGAATCGACATAAATCAGAAAAGATTTTTTCATTTTAAAAATACCCCCCAACGCCCAACGGGATACCCATTGCCTAACGGCTGACTGGCGATGAACGAAAGGGGGATTTTTTAAATTTCATTATGAGTATCCGTGGCAATAATACTAAATCTCTTTGAATTCAGTCACGGGCGCGAGGATTTTATAGCCCTTACTTTTCAACAGCTTAACCGCCTCGTCAATATGAAAAGAATCTACGCGCTCAAAATCCCAATTTTCATTTTTTACTTTTTCGGCGATATCTTTAAAATTCTTTTCTACGTCAATACTTAATTGAGCTGGCGTTTCATTGGCAACTTGATTCACAATTTTTTTTATCTTTTCTAATTTGGCCCAGCGCTTTTTTAACGTTTCTTCTCGCATCTTTTTATAATGCTTTCGAATATCATTAGCAACCTGGCGGCAACTCTTAACCATTGGCAAAGGTTTTGTATAACGGTGGTCTGTGTTAACTAAATTACCCGTCGCCTCCATTGCGCTAATAAATGGGCTTATCGTTCCTTTTGGTTCTCCTAATATTTCGGTTATTTCCTGAGTGCTCCAATAGCCGCCACGGCCTAAAACATCATAAATTTTTTCAACTCGCGTAAGGGTGTTATCTTTTCTCATTTTAAAAGAGGTTTAATTGGTTTTTTAAATAGCTTAAATCTTCGATATCTATCCGCCCGCTTTGAACCTGGCGGGCTTCCCACTCTAAGCCCCTCAGCTCGGGAACGTCCTCCTGAATTTTACGCCAAATTCTATCGATGCTTTTAACCGAACTCAGGCGGCCGCCAAAAAACGCGTCGTAATAGTCGTATCTATCGATTTTTAAAGCCGTCATTTCGAGGTTATGGACGTGTTGAACGCACTCGAGCATATTATCGCGGGCGGTTGCTTGTGTTTTTAGGAGCTCAAATAGCTCACGGGTTAGATAATTATTCATTTAGCCAAGCGGTTTTAATTGATTCTTTATAGCGGTGAGCCGTTTCCATACGCTCACAAAGCTCATTTAAAGCGTCGATTTCGGCCTCGATTACCACGTAATGAAGTCGGCGACTCTCAGGTTGGCGCGGGTCGTAGCTGGCAAATATCCACGCGGGTAAATTGTGGGTTAACATATTCCCGAGAATCTGCCAATAATAATCGGGGTTCACTTTCTTGAGATCCTCGGCGCTTTTAACCTGAGAGTGTAGATAATGATTAACCGAATTCCACGGGCATTTAATTTCAACCCCCACGCGCTCAAAGTCGGGAAGCCAGCCGAACGCGTCGGGCGAGCATCCAAAGTAATCATTGAATAATTTAAACGCGGGTTTAAATTCGAAACGTTCGTCGGGGCAATTAATAGCCTTTTGAAGTTCTTTTAACGCGTGCTCTTCCCACTCATTACCCCAATCAATCGCGCGGGACGTGGCCTCGTTGGCGCTTTGCCCCGTCACCTCCTCCATTACTTTCTCATAAATGTATTTTTTGGCGGTCTCTGAAAGCTCGCCCGCTTCCTTTGCGGCCTTTGTTTTCGGGTCGGTCATTAGGGCGCTGATTCCTGAGCCTGTGAAACGCCCGAGCCTGAGTTTATCCCAAGCCGCGGTTTGTTGGTTAACGGTCGCCATATATTCGGCGAGATAGGGGTTAATTTCCATTTTCTTTAGATGTTAAAAGGGTTTGTAAATTATTCTTTTGTTC